GTCACCATATCTTGACATAAACATGGAATGCCTAATGTACATGCCTCAATAAACTTTATATCACTTTTAGCCCTGTTAAAATTATTTTCTTCAAGTGGCGCGACCATTAACTGAGCTTTTAAACCACTAATAAATCTCGGGTAGTTAAGTAGGTTCTGCCATGGGTAAAACTCTACCTTATTCTGCTTAACTAAATCTACCAACTGAGGTGGAAACGATCCAACAAATATCCATTGATATTTATCTACAGTCCGTCTAACGAAATCACGAACTAGAGAGAAATCATCTTTACCTCCAGTTTTATTATCAACGTCGTAATGAGCTCCAGAACCAGTATATAGTATACGTGGCTTCTTTTTATTTTTTTCAAATTGCGTTGCAACATCCTTACCGTTAAATAGATGACCCATCCAAAAGTCAGGTACAAAATTTGGAATAACGGTTATATTTTGATGCCCAGTTTTCTCCTGATATAACTGCTTCATAAATGAGCAAGTGACAGTAACTTCATCGCACATGTTTATAATATCAATACAGTTTTGACGTATTTCTTCATTATCAAACGCAAATTTAAATTTATTATAATCGGGAATCTCTTCCTTAAAAACAACGTCATCAACCTCGTATATAAGTTTAAACCCCGCATCCTTCTGAACATTTTTAAGGTGAGACATAAACTTCTTCTGCGAAGATGAAGCTTGTCTTTGTACCTTAACAGCTTTTACATTATGATAAAACCGAGGATCCGCTACCATAGCAGTAATAGAGTGAGACACTCCACGACCGGTGGCATTGATTACTTGTTCTGGCCATAAAATACGCCAGTGACCACAACCTGAAAGATCAGCAAGGTAATTAATATATCTAGGTAAACTATTTTCCCTCGGAGCTGGGTTATTTTTAACACTCTTAACTTGAGGTTTAGGTTGTAGCGGTGCTACAGGAAACGGGTTAGAAAAAGGTGAAGGATTTGGATTAATCATCATATTATATAGGTTAGAGCTCAACGTAATCAACACGTTTTGTTATACCGTTTTGCTTCTGCAAGTATATAACATCACCGGTAACTGCTTTGACTGACTCTTTACGATGTGATATAACAATTGAACATTCGTCTAATTCTTGTACCCTATCTTGTAAGATTTCAGTTATAAGTTCAATACCCTTTTCATCAAAAGAAGAATCAAACAGCTCATCGTATATAGCAATATTATACTTTACACCGCCTTGCATACGTCTTATATCTGAAAAGGTAAACAGGCATGCTAAGTCAATCGATTTACGTTCAGCTCCAGAAAAGTTAAAGTAAGAACATACCTTATTTTTTTCATTAAGAATTTCTTCTTCAAAGTACTCGTTAAATACGCAAATAGAGTTTGAATCTAGTTTACGTAAATAGTGAAGTAACTTACTATTAAGTAAGCCTAAAAGCTTATTAACAATATATGACTTAACACCCTCTTCTGATACAATATATTTTACAATATCGAGTTTTGATATTTGCTTACGATACTTATCTATATTACCATTCGAATTATTAATACGCTCCGTAGTATCGTTAATTAAATCATCGAAATCTGTTTGTATATCTTCAACAGCTTTTAAATCAACCTTAAGTTCTTCCTGCCAACTACTTAATTGATCTAGTCTAAGCTTTACGTTCTTTCTTTTCTGCTCTGTAACTTTTGACTCAGATAACATATTATTATACATACTAACATTATCCTGTATTTTTTGTTTTATACTTTTAGCTTTTAGTAGAGAGGCATGTACATCCTTTATATCGATAATTATATTACCGATTTTATTTGTAAGTTGAGCCTTTTCTTGCTCAATATTTTCTATATCATGTTCTTCGATTGACCTTAAACACACAGGACACTTTTCATCACTAGTTCCAATCTTTGCAAGTATTTCTTTAGAGTGATCTACCTTAGCTTTTTTTGTACTTATGTCTGTAACGTACGAGGTAATTTTAGTATCACAAGTCTCCAGCTTACTTTGCATCAGATCAATATTAACTTGTATATCTGCTTCTTTTTTGACTACAAGATTACTTAGCTCTTGATTTAGGTCAGATATTTCTGCCTCATTATTTTGCTGTCTGGTTAAGTATGTTTGCTTTTTTTCTTTACGTCTATTTAAAGTTACTTCTTTTTGCCTAGCGTAATTCTTAAGGCTTGTTTCTATTTCCTCATACTTTGCCATCTCTGTATCATACTCACGCTTAATATCATTATACTCAGATCGTAGTTGTGATAACATCTGGCTAAATATCTCCATACCAAAAATATCTTCGATAAACTTACGCTTTTCGATTTTATTTTTTGCCATAAACGGAATCGCGTTATTTACGGTCATAATAACGCAGTTCTGAAAGATTGCAGGTGATGCACTTAATACTTCACAAATATATTTGGTTGTGTTTGATATACTATCACGTGTCTTATCACGACCATTTTTATATATATGAACCTTTGAGGGATTAAGAGTGCGTATAATTTTATATTCATCCTTACCCTTAATAGACTCAATCTCAACATCTAACTCAACATGTGTAATACCACCTGTAATATTATTTGTTATAAGATCCTTTTTAATATCACGTAATGTGACACCGAATATAGCAAAATAGAGCGCATCAGCTATTGTACTCTTACCAATAGCGTTACGACGGTCAGGCTTATCTTTATTTGAGCCTGTTATGACATGTAAGCCTTTACCAAATTTAATCTCAACAGGTTCTTCACCGATTGAAAGGAAGTTTTTAGCGGCTAGCCGTTGAAAGTTAACATTTTTCATATAGATTTAATGTATAATCAATTATATCATCACTATTCTCAATATCAAGCATATTTACGAATTCAACAATTGCTTGCTTTACATCAATACCAGACAAGTCTTCTTTTTGTTCTGTGTTTTCAAGTATTCTATTAAAGTTAATATCATAATCTATAGTTAACGACTCTGGCTTAAGCTTAATTAGTATACCATATAGTATATCCATATCCTGCTGAGATATATTCATGTCTATTTTAAGCTTTACAAAATTATTTGCAAAGTTATTAACTGTAATAGGTGTGATGTTTCCAACTGCTACTAACTCACTCAAGCTAATTTTTTTATAGTTAGGTGATACGAGGTTTGGCTTGAAGTTATAGTTTAGTGTATCTAAGTCTAAGATATGATAACCTTTTTGATTACCAGCGTCTCCAAAGTCCATCTGAAACGGGTTACCTACGTATAATATTGTACCAGCTCCGAACTGTTTTTCATGTCTAGTATGAAAGTGACCGGATATAACTAGACTTGACTTCGATAGTAAGTCCTTTACTTTAACACCATCTTCACATACTTTGTATTCTGTCATGCGAAACGTTTCTATTTCAAAATGACCAAAAATAACATCACTTTTTTTAATCTGTGATGTAGTGGTGTTCCATGGGCAGAAAGATAATGTACGATCAAATGCTTCAATCTGTTGATAGCTGTCTAAAATGGTTACGTTTTTACGGTTTTTAAAGATTGATATAGAATTAACGTCAGTTCTATGTTTGTAAAAAATATCATGATTACCTATAATAACTAGCAGGTTAAAGTCTGATAGGATATCTAGAATATCAGCAGATACTTGTAAGGTATTAACAGATATTTCACTTCTATTATGATGCCAGTCACCGCAGAAGATTATGTCTTTTATGTGCTCACGCTTACACTCGTCTCTAAACCAATTTGCCCACTCTATAGCATAGTTGTGCCAGTTACCACTATTAGAGTGTACACCTAAGTGTAAATCGGAAATTATAGCTACTCTAGACTTGTTAAGTTTAGGCGTCATTATCTTCAAGAGGCTTTACATATACGTGGCCATGCGTATTATTAGGATCCGTCATAATCTCCTCATACATAGCTTCCTTATAGTTGCAAATGGCTTCGTGATGTTTCTTCTCTTTTTTAATTCTATTAATAAAAGCGTGATATGCTATAGTTGTAAAATAAGAAAAGGGATTACATTGCGCAGTTTTACCATCTTTTGTTGTCTTTTTATCGAAGTTATACTTTTTATACTTGAGTGCGGAGTACATCTTAATAAGAGCATCGCCGATCATATCATCCTTGTATGAGTAGTTAATAAATGATGCGTTATAACTCAAACCGTATGCAATTTTTTTAATGTTCTCTGCTAGGTCATTCGTCATTACGTCGGAATCATAATACTTACGTAATGCGGCCTTAAATACCTTCGGCTCAATATAATACTCTGCTTTTTTAGACTTCGTCATTTTATTTATTATAATATATTTTTTATATTTATCAACTAAAAAGGTGTAACGTCAGTTTCAGTATATAATATTTTTTCCTTATCATATATTGCTTTACGCTTTTCACAATGTCTCTTACCATATGTAAGGTTGTCACATATATCCATTATAATTAACTTATCCTTTGTATTATGTTTACGTAAACCACGACCAATCGATTGAACGGTGCGTATAAATGACTTACCGCCGGCTGCAAATATAATATTATGTAGATTTTTAATGTTAATTCCTGTTGAGAAAATAGCACTAATAGCTATACATACTACATTATTATGCTCTTCCATGATCTTCTTAATTTCCTCACGCTCTTCTACCGCAACCTCTCCTCTTATAAAGTATACTTGCTTATTATCTACATTTTTTAAGTATTCTTGTAATATTTCACCATGTTTAATGTGATTTACTAAAACTAATATATTATTTGATAGTTTATTACATAATTTTGTTAAAAAATTATTACGACCACCATGCTCGTAGACAAAATCTAGCTCCTCACGATATCTGTTGTTTGTTACATAGTTAATTCGTTGGGTATAGTTAAGCTTGAGTATCTTAACGTTAACGTTAACGAGATGATCTTCTAACCTAAGCTCATAACTCGTCTTTTCATACACAACAGGTCCAAGCTTACCGATAATAGACCACTTATCTAACTGATTTTCAGGTAAAGTACCTGTGAAGCCATATTTATTATGTGTTTTAATCTTTTGAACTATTTTAGATATCTTGTTACCACTAGTTATTTTATGACACTCATCTACTACAAGCAGATCAATATATTTTAACCAATCGTCATCTTCAAAGCGACTTTGTATAATACCTATATTAGCTATTATAACATTTGCTGTAAGGTCTGGCTTATGCTTACCAGTCCATTTAGTAACTTTAAATGTTGAGCCACAGTTAATAAACTCATCATATGTTTGAGTCACTAGACCTAAGTCGGGTACGAGCATTAGACATTTAAATGTATCCTTGTCAGGTGAGTTAACAAAGTAATTTTCAATCAATGCAGCAGTGATAAAAGTCTTTCCTGCTCCTGTACCAAGTACACATGTACCTCTACCTAATCTTAAGGCTTTACCAACCACATCCTCTTGATAATCACGTAACTTAAAGTTAAAACTATCGCATAAATCAACATCCATACCAACCTTTAACGCTTTCTTAAGATTGTCTGATACAGTTATATCTGTGTTTATTTGCTCCTTAATAAGAAACTTACGTATCTCCCAATATAGCCCAAGTTCGCACGTGCCAGTACCTGTTATAACATACTTACGAGTAGGTGCAAAGCGATTATACCTTCTTGCAAATCTTGCTCCTTCATTTTCTACACTAAAATGCTCTCTGATTAAGTCAAATAAGTCTGAATCATCACTACGAACTATGAGCCTATTAGTAGGTCGTTTATAATCAAAATCTAACATATTAGAGTTGCTCCATCTTATTTATTTCAACGATATTTTTTAAGTCAAAGCTCATCGAAGATAATACCTTTTCACACTTTTCAAGATACTCTACAATAACTATATATTCATTAATAAGCTCTGTAATTTGTAATATAGTCTCATGTCTTTCAGCGTGTTGTTCTGCAGTTGATATACTTATTTTTATTGGCGACTCAGTAATTACTTTTTTTGTAAGTTCCTTTTTAAGTCGCTTCTTTTTTAGTAAAAGTCTATTTTTTTCTACCTTTGCATCCATTAGTCTTGCTACCCAAAAATGCTTTCGTGCTGGTAGTCTCATCTGTACCTCCTTAAGGTTAAAATCATCTACAACGAGGTCCTGTCCTATCTCGTCCATATATTTTTTAAGCAACTCCATTATTTATATTATATATTATTACAGAGCAAAATCAACAAGTAAGATAAATATATGTAGCTAATGAATAAATTTAAAAATAAATTTTTAAAGTGTCTGGAAGAAGATATGA